TAGACAACATAAATTACCATTAGTGCCTGTTAAATCAAAATCTGGTGGATTGCATTTGTTTTTATTTCTAACTGATTGGGCAGATAAAAATCAAGTCGTAGAAAAATTACAAGAAATTAATAAAGAATATTTTTTATCTAAAGAAGTATTTCCATGTAACAAAGCTGTGGGCATGCCTTATCATAAATGGGAAGCAGCAGTAGAATATGCTTATGATGATGATAACAATGCAGTTATACTTGGAAGATTTTTAGAAATAGCTGAATCTAAAAAGTTATCACCGAAAGATTTTTTTGCATTTAAAATAACTGAATATGAACCAGAACCTTTTTATAGAGAGTATCCACCATGTATGCAAAAAGTTTTACACGATGGTTGGTCTGGGGACAGGAACAATATGTTGTTTAACATTTGTGTTCTTGAAATGAAAAGATCTGAAGGCGCCCTAACATTAAAACAGTTAAAAGATATAGCTTGGGAAAGACAAAGAATAGCTTTTGCTAAACACAAAGAAGGTCCATTACTAAGAAATGAAAGTGATGGTACAGCAGAATCTGTATTTAAAAAAGGTTATGAATATATGTGTCCACCTAAATATGGATTTATAGAAAGTATTTGTAATAAAGAATTATGTAAAACTAGAAGACTTGGTATTATGACACAAACTCCAGACATCTTTAGTGAGTTTGAAAACGTTTCTTATTCACAAGATACTAAAACAACTTATTATGAATTTACATATAAAGGTGTAAAAATTATTGTACTTCCAGAAGATATGAAAGATGAAAAGACTTGGAGGACTAAATTACTTAGATATAAAATATTTTGGAGAACATTACCTAAAACTAAAAAGGGTCCACCATTATTTGAATTGTTAATGGAAGCATTAGTTAACAAGGCAGAAGAAAGTAAAGATCTTAATACAAAAGACACACAAGAAGAAATAAGATTTATTGCATTGAAAGATTTTTTTGAGAAAACTTGGGAACAAGATGACTTTAGTAAATTACAAAGTGGCTATACTGTTCGTAAGAAAGGTTCAAGTATGGTTTACTTTAAAAGATCTACATTAGATAGTTGGATTAAAAGAAATGCGTCTCATTTATTTAGTTCAACGATTGAAGCACTAAACTTTTTAGGCTGCAAGCGTCATGATTATTTTGAAGGAGAAAAAAATGTATGGTATGTAGACATGCCTGATTTTGAAAAAGATAGTAAAAGATCAAACGGTTCAACAAAGAAAACAATAAGCGAGATGGATGATGAGTATCACAACAAGTTCAGAGCTCCTAAAGCAGAGGGAACTTTACAAAAAGACAATTAAAATATTTGGACCACCTGGTACAGGTAAGACCCATAATTTAATTGAAAGAGTTTTAAAAGGAGCTTTACGAAGAAATATAAATCCTAACAACATAGCTTTTATTTCTTTTACAAACAAAGCTGTTAATACAGCAAGAGATAGAGCATTGGCTGCTTTCCCACAGTACACTGTAAAAGACTTTAATAGATTTAAAACATTACATTCTTATTGCAGAAGATACTTTCAGGAAGAAATATTTGATACTAAAGACTGTATGCTTGATTTTGCAATTCAAAATAAAATTATAAGAACAAGCGATAGTAGAGTTGATGATGACAACTTTAGTTATAAAGATTGGTCACTTGCTATTTATGATAAAGCAAGAAATATGATGGAAGATCCAGTTAAGGTTTATAAAAAAGAAACTTATAAAAAAGAACCTTTAAACATTTATTTAAGAAAAATAGATACCTACGAACATTATAAACGATCAGGTGGAGAAAATTCATTTATAGATTTTACTGATATGATAGGTAGAGCAATAGATGAGATAGAGTTTCCACCATTAGATATATTAATATTAGACGAAGCGCAGGATTTTACCCCATTACAATGGTCAGTCATTTATAAGATGTGTGACAATGTTAAACGCATATATCTTGCAGGAGATGATGATCAAGCTATTTATAGGTGGAATGGAGCAGATCCAAAGTATTTTACAACATACTTTCCAGGCAGAAAGGTTGTATTACGCAAAACACAGCGTTTTGGCGAAGCAGTATACAATTTTGCTCAAATCATACGTAGAGGCATATTAGATAGTGAAGATAAGGTTTATACTCATAATGATAGCAAAAATAGCTCTGTAAAACGCTATTTAAACTTCAGAGAAGTGCCTTTTAACGAGCTTGATGGCACTTGGTATGTCCTGGGCCGTATCCACTCAACAGTTAACGAATTAAGGGCTGCTGCAAAGGATGCAGGGCTATATTATAAGGATAATAAAGGCAACAAATCATTTGATGAAAAGCAGTGGGAAGCCATAAAAACATGGACAGCTATTAATAATGGCAGAAAGATTGGCAAAAAAGCGGCAGAAAACATGTACAAATATATAAGGGAATTAAAGGATCCAGATTATAGAACACAAAGGTTTTGGTTAAATATACCAGATTACCAAGAATTTGACTTTAATGATTTAAGAGAATGGGCGGGCTTAGATATGACTGATGATTATCAAACTAAGGCTTGGTGGTGGGTTTTAAAACGCAATTTTACTCCACGACAAAGTATTTATTTCATTAGATTGCTTAAAAGGTATGGGCAGGATGCTTTAAATAATGAGCCTAATATTTTAATAGATACAATTCATTCTGTAAAGGGTGGGGAAGCAAACAATGTGCTTATCTATTCCAAAGCTAATTGGCTATCAGATTTTAATAATAAAAGTAAGTTTGAGAAATCAGATGAGCGTAGAGTTTATTACACAGGGGTAACAAGAGCTAGGGATACAATTCACTTGCTATCAACTGATTATAAGTATAATTATCCAATCGGCAAAGATTATCTAGTTTATTTAAAGGAAAATGAGCAATAAAGTATTTTTTAAACAAGTGGGTGGTAAGCATTATCAATTAATGAAAATACAACCATCTGTATTTATTAACAAAAACAATTTACCTTTTGCAGAAGGAAATGCAATTAAATACATTTGTAGACACAGATTAAAAGGTAAGAAAGAAGATATCTTAAAAGCAATTCATTATTTAGAAATGATTTTAGAAAGAGATTACAATGACTAGTTTACAATTATCAATGACATTTAAAAAAAGTATTTGGTCTTGTCCTAATGAATATAAAGATCTATCCGGATATCCTGAGATAGCAATTGATTTAGAAACAAGAGATGATGGAATTAACGAAGGACTTGGTGCAGGTTGGGCGACAGGCAAAGGTTATGTAATTGGATTTGCTGTAGCTGTAGATGGTTGGCAAGCTTATTATCCATTTAAACATTTAGGTGGTGGAAATATGATTGAGCCACAAGTTTTAAAATACATGAAAGATGTATGTGCACTCCCAAACACGAAAATATTTCATAATGCGCAATATGATATTGGTTGGTTAGAAGCAACAGGCATCAAAGTTAATGGTCCTATTGTAGATACAATGGTTGCGGCAGCATTGATTGATGAGAGTAGATATTCATTTGCATTAAACAATTTAGCAAGAGAATACATAGGCGAGATGAAAGCTGAAACAGATTTGATTGAAGCAGCTAAAGATCATGGTGTTGATCCTAAAGCTGAAATGTGGAAACTCCCTGCAGAGCATGTTGGATTTTACGCTGAACAAGATGCACGGATCACGTACCGACTATGGCAAGTGTTTAAACATGAATTACATAAACAGAATTTATCTACGATTTGGGAACTTGAATCCGACTTACTTCCAATTTTAATACAGATGCGTCAGAAGGGTGTTCGTGTTGATGTTGATAAAGCAGAAATACTAACAAGAGAATTTGTAGCCAGAGAAAAGGTAGTGCTATCAGAAATAAAAAAATTAGTAGGTAAAGATGTAGATATCTGGGCAGCAAGAAATATCGCCGATGCATTCGATAAATTACATATAGCTTATCCGAGGACGGAAAAGACAAGTGAACCTTCATTTACACAAAACTGGTTAATTAATTCTCCTCATAAAATATCAAAACTTATTGTGCAAGCAAGAGAGATAAATAAATTTCATAGTACATTTTTAAATTCTATTATGAAATATAATCACAAGGGTAGAATCCATGCCGAGATTAATCAATTAAGATCTGATCAAGGTGGAACTGTATCTGGTCGTATCTCAATGTCTAACCCTAACTTACAACAATTGCCTGCACGTAATAAAGAATTTGGTCCTATGATAAGAGGTTTGTTCTTACCAGAAGAAGGATACAAATGGGGATCATTTGATTATTCACAACAAGAACCAAGAATGGTCGTGCACTATGCAGCATCCATTGGCGAAGGATATGAAGGATCTAATGAATTAGTTAAAGCTTACGAAAATGCTTCTGCGGACTTTCATCAAACCGTGGCTGATCTTGTAGGTATAGAAAGATCACAAGCTAAGACCATTGGCTTAGGCTTAATGTATGGTATGGGTAAAAACAAACTTGCTAATTCTCTAGGCTTATCAAAAGAAGAAGCAGAATTGCTAATAGCAAAATATAATAGAAAGGTTCCATTTGTAAAACTATTATCTGACAGATGTATGAAAAAAGCAAATAGTGAGGGTGTAATTAGAACTAAAAAAGGTCGTAAATGTAGATTTGATCTATGGGAACCTATGGATTTTGGTATTCATACTCCTGAAAAATTTGAAAATGCTTCAGCAAAATATGGTTCAAACAACATTAAACGTGCCTTTACTTATAAAGCTTTAAATAGATTAATCCAGGGGAGCGCAGCAGATCAGACTAAACAAGCTATCGTTAGCTGTTATAAAGAAGGTTTTCTGCCAATAGTACAGATACATGATGAACTATGTTTTAATGTAAAAAATAAAGAAGAAGCAAATAAGATAAAAGAAATAATGGAAAATTGTATGGAATTTAAAGTACCAAGTGTGGTAGATATAAATTTAGGAGACGATTTTGGACAAGCTTCTTAAAACTAGAGATCAAGGTTTACGTGTAATTGTTCATCCATTGTATCAATTATTTCCTAGTAGATTAGAATTAATTTATTTTGATCAAGTAAAAATTGTTCATGGTGTCCATAATGATTTTAAAAAAACAATACAAGATGATTTAGAAAAAAATGGATTATTGTGTCCGATGGTTTTAGATCAAAATAATAATTTAGTTAGTGGTAATCATAGATTTAAAATTTTTAATAAACAAAAGCTGGCAGATGCTAGTTTGTTTTATAAAGGTAGAAACGATAAAGAAGTAAATTTTTTATCTAAACTAAATGTTATAGTTTGGAAAATGCATGGCGAAGGTAATCCACCTAGTGATTTTGAATTTTTGTTCAAACCACCAATGCAAAAATATACAGAAAATTGTCTCCATCTCCTTACTGAAGGAGTGAGACGAGCTTAATTTTTTTACAAACTAGGAAGCTATAGAATCTATTTGTTCTATTTCTTCTTCACTTGTTTTAGTTTCTAACCAAGCTCTTTTATGTGCAATCTCTCTTAATTGTGCTTTTATTTTTTTAAGCTCCAATTCAATATGCAACATATCAAGAGTTTCTTGGCCTTGCTCTAAAAATTGGAAATTCCATTTGGATTCCAATTTCATTTTTTGAGCAATTAGAGTTTCTTCAGTTTGAAGGTTCACTCAGTTCCTCATATGTTATGAACATCTTGCTAGGTGTATAAGTGACTTCTGAAACCCACTTACCTTTACCAGCTTTCAGTTCGTTAACGAAGACTTTACCAGCATCATCATCATTGGTTGCCTGAAGGTCATGAGTAATTCTTTGACCTGCGAACCGAACGGTGAAGCGATAAGACTTCATAGGATTATCTTACCATAAAATTGTTATTGTAATCAAGCATTTACATTTTATACGCAAAAAAACCAATAAAATCAAGCTAAAATATACACTTGACTTATTATTATTTTGTCTTATATCAATGGGAGAAAGGAAAAAAATGAAAATACAATGCAAGAGTAAAATATTACAGGAAATTATTTCTAAGATAGATCAGATTCTTAGTAAAGTTCCTGAAAATGATTATAACGGAAACCCAATCGAAAATTCTTACGAGTTTGGTCGATATCATGGAGAGTTAAAAAAATTATTTTATACCACTCCTGAGGGCAATCATAAAACTTTTATCTCAGACGAGTTAGCGAGTGATTTAATTTATGATGAACTACTTGAAAGGAAAGAATAATGCACCTTGGTAGTCCTTTATTTTGGCCCATAATTATAATTTTAATTATGATGCTTGTACCTAAAATTTCTTTTGGAATTTTATTTTTATTAATAGCACCTTTTTTAATGTAAACAATAAGGAGAAAACATGGACATAACAAAATGGAAAAGTGTTGCAGTCAGAATCGAAGATCATGATTTATTGAAAGCAATATGTGATAAAAAATACAGAGCCCCTGCTGCAATGATATCAAAATTATTAAATGATTATTGCGAATTTCAGGCAACAAAACTTAAAATATCTGTTGAAGCATTTAAGAAAAAACTTTTAAATGGAAATTATAAGGAGAAAAAATAATTATGGAAGAAGAAACAATAAAAAAATTAGATGAAATAAACAAATCTATTGAAGAACTTACAATGTGTTTTGTAGATGGATTTGGTGGCACTACTGTTCATCAAACATTAGAGGAAATAAAAGTTATTAATAATGATATATCTGAACATTTAAAAAGAATTGCAGATTCATTTGAAAAACAAGTAAATAATCAAACAATGATGAATAAACAAATAATAAAAAACTTATCAACAGATGATGCAGGTCAAACTATATGACAATAAATGGTTATAAAAAAGCTATTGCAAAATTACTAAAAGCATACCATAAGAAGTGGGATTGTTTTGGTA